GATTGTTCGCTCAGTTAAATCACGGTACTGGACGAACGATTGGGATTCGATGTATCAGTTCATTCGTGAACACGATGCGTTTGCCTTGCTGGAGAAGCGCCTTCACCAAAGTCACATGAAGGAGTTTCTATCAGAGAATCCAGACCTGCAGCCTATGGGTCTGAATGTAGAAAACGAGTACACCGTGGTTGTTAGACGTTCCAAATGAGGACATTAGAGATGAGCAATATTTCCGTAATCGACCAGAACCTTCCCGACTTCCTGCAAAACGCCGGTGTTAGCGCACTGACGAAACAACTCGCAGGTCGTACGGGCGTAGCCCGAATCGTGCCCAAGAACGGAATCTTCCGTAAGGTAGTCGGCGGCGAAGAGATGGGCAAAGCCAAGGGGCCGCTCAACGCTATCGTGGTGAACGCATCCCCGCACGTGGGTCGTATCTTCTACATGAAAACGTGGTCTCCTGATGCCGAGCCCACCGCACCTGACTGCTTCTCGAACGATGGTCGTGCCCCTGATGCTGGTTCGGCTAACCCGCAATCGGATCGGTGCGATACTTGTCCGCAGAACATCAAAGGCTCCGGTCAAGGGCAGTCCAAGGCATGCCGATACTCTCGCCGACTGGCTATCATGCTAGAGGAAGACTTCGGCACGGCGCTCGAAGGTCGTGTGTATCAGATGAACTTGGCGTCTAAGTCGTTGTTCGGTGAAAGCGTGGGCAGCAAGACGCACACGTTTGAGAACTACACCAAGTACCTCGCCAACAACGGCAAGAGTCTTGACTATGTAGTCACGGAGATTAGCTTCAACGAGGACAACGACAATCAGTCGGTGCTCTTCACTCCTGTGCGCTACATCAATCAGACCGAGCACAACGCTGCAGTGAGTGCGACAGGTAACGCAGAAGTTCAGAAGATGGTCGTCATGACGCCGTATCAGGCAGACGTATCCGGACGTGCTCCTAAGTTGGAAGCGCCGAAGGAGGAAGCTGTCGAGCCGGTCAAGCGTGAATCTAAGAAAGTTGAACCGCCTCCCGCTGAGAAGAAGGATCTTAACTCAGTGCTGAAGGCTTGGACTGACGAGGAGTAAGCATGAGCTACGGGTACAGCCAGAACTTAGTGAAAGCGAACAAAGAAGCCAACGCTAGGTCTCTGGGGGTAGCCCTCGGTCGCCTGTGCATACGGTCAGGCATCAGCGTCTTGGAGATATCGAGACTGTTTGGCGTTAGCCGAATGACCGTCTACAACTGGTTCAGGGGGGCTTCGGCCCCCCGGCCAGAGATCGCCGAGCGCATCAAGGGTTTCATTTCAAAGCATAAGTAGATTGCCTCATGAGCTTCGACCTGCTAGATGCCATACTACCGGCAGAAGGACGCTATTGCGTCATAGGGATAAGCTCGTATCCCGACCAGCGGTTTGCAGACACACGCGAAGAAGTTTCAGAGATAGCTAAGCAATTCGTAGCTAGGCAGAATGATGCCTACTTCGCATGCGCTAAGTTTGGCCCGTTACCCAACCGTACCCAAGAGAACGCACTGTACTTCCGTGCGTTATGGATGGATATCGATTGCGGTCCGACCAAAGGTGTGCCCGACGAAGAAGGGCGTATAAAAGGCTATCTTTCGCAGGAGCTGGGGCTTCAAGCACTTCAGCAGTTTTGCAAGGCTGTCGGCTTGCCTCGACCTGTGCTAGTAAACTCGGGCAATGGTATTCACGCTTACTGGCTGCTAGAAGAAGTACTGAGCAGACGGCAGTGGGAGCCATTGTCCAAGAGGCTTAGGGATCTGTGCGTCGAGCACAACTTGATCGTAGACCCCTCCGTCTTTGAAGCATCTCGTGTGTTGCGCATTCCCGGCACATACAACTTCAAGAACAAAGCCGAGCCGCTAGAAGTCACGGTGCTGAGCGATACGAGCCCCCGGATGAACTTTGAGTACGTCAAGAACTTACTTGGCGCACCAGAACCAGAAGAGGAGACACCAGATTTTATTCCACGTGGGATGAGCCCCATGATGGAAGCCATGATGGCTAACAAGGTCAAAAGATTCAAAACCATCATGCTCCGTTCGGCTAACAACGACGGATGCGCACAACTTCTGTACTGCTACGAAAACCAGACAACGCTAGAAGAGCCTTTGTGGCGGGCGGCGCTGTCGATCACGGCGTTTTGTGTAGACAAAGACGCTGCAGCTCATCGTATGTCGAATCAGTATCCCGGCTACGATCCTGTTGAAGTAGACAAGAAACTCAACTACATCGTAGACAAGGGCGGTCCGTACACCTGTGCTACGTTTGAGAAGCTGCGCCCCGGTGGCTGTGATGAGTGCCCACACAAAGACAAGATCAAGTCCCCTATTCTGCTAGGGGTAGAGATAGCAGAAGCCGACGATGGCGAAGTCGTAGTGCAGACGGAGGAGGGCGAATCTAAAACATACGAGATACCAGAGTACCCGTTCCCATACTTCCGGGGCAAAAACGGAGGCGTCTACAAGAAGCCGACAGACGACGAAGAAGAGCCAGCACTGGTATACGAGCACGATTTGTATGTAGTCAAACGCATGACACACGCTGAGTTGGGTGAAGTTGTGCTCATGCGCCTCCATCTACCAAGAGACGGAGTTAAAGAGTTTTCTGTTCCCATGACCGCAGTGGTAGTCAAGGAAAAGCTGAGAGAGTCACTCGCCCATCACGGTGTGATACCGACTCCGAAGCAGATGGACCACATCCTGTACTACGTAACGGCGAGCATAAAAAACCTACAGTTCTCAAAGAAGGCAGAGATTATGCGAACACAGTTTGGATGGATTGAGAAAGACAGCAAGTTCATTCTCGGTGACAGAGAGATCACCAAAGATGGGGCGTTCTATAGCCCACCCTCGAATGTGACCAAGGCGGTCGTGGAAAACATTCACCCCGCCGGTACGTTTGAGAAGTGGAAAGAGGTGTTTAACATGTACAGCGCACCGGGGCTTGAGCCTCATGCGTTTGCCGCTCTCACTGCTTTTGGTTCGCCACTTCTGAAGTTCACTGGACTATCTGGGGCGATCATCAACGTGATCTATCCGCGATCAGGTTCAGGCAAGTCCACTACGCTCTACATGTGCAACAGTGTTGTTGGGCACCCGGTAAAACTAGCATCTATCTGGAAAGACACAATCAACTCCAAGATGCACATGTTGGGGGTGATGAACAACCTAGCCAATACCATCGACGAGATCACGAACACTTCACCGTTGGAGTTCTCTGATCTAGCGTACAGCATCAGCCAAGGCCGGGGCAAGAACCGGATGAAGTCTCAGTCTAACGAGATGCGCGTCAACAATACTTCGTGGCAGGGCATCACCCTTACATCCTCTAACGCATCGTTTTACGAGAAGCTCGGCGCAGCCAAAGACAGCCCAGACGGCGAGATGATGCGTCTGCTGGAGTACAAGATAGAACCTAACGATGTTATAGATGTGGCGGTCGGCAAAGCCATGTTTGATCACCAGCTACATGAGAACTACGGACATGCCGGAGAGGTTTACGCACAGTGGTTGGTCAACAACCTAGAAGACGCTTTGGATCTATTGTTCAAGGTACAAGCTAGGATTGACAAGGCCGTGCAGTTCACAAGTCGTGAGCGGTTTTGGTCGGGGGTCGCAGCTTGCAACATAGCCGGTGGACTTATCTCGAAAAATCTTGGTCTGCATGACTACGACATGCGCCGTGTCTACGAGTGGTTGGTGCACATGCTCGCCGAGATGCGTGAAGATGTGAAGCCCCCTGCGGTGACTCCGATTGCAATCCTTGGCGATTACTTGAACTCGCACATCGGTAATGCGCTGGTGGTCAACGGAGAAAACGATGCTCGGAGCAGCCTCGTACCCATGCCGACACTGGAGCCCAGAGGAGAGCTGCTTATTCGCTACGAGCCAGACACAAAGGATCTGTACATAGCAGCGGGAAACTTCAAGGACTTCTGCGTCAAGCGTCAGATCAACTATAAAGAAACACTAAAAGAGCTCAACAAACTAGGCGCGTTTATCGAAGGCATGAACAAGCGTATGGGCAAGGGTATGAAGATTGTGTCCCCTGCGGTACGTGCACTACGTTTTAATGCCGAGCACTTCGATTTCATTCAAGTTGACAACTTGATTAAGCATGAAGATCGAGACGATAACGTACCAACTTGACTGGTCTAAGTTTCACAAGGGGTATTCTTTTTTCGTACCCTGCATAGATCACGAAGCAGCGCGGGCAGAAGTAAACCGAGTTACAAACAGACTCGGCATAAAGATACTGACCAGAGTAACCATTGAGGAAGGGGTGAAAGGGTTGCGAGTCTGGAGGGTGTGAGCTACACTGTGTGCTCTCTCCTTCAGGAAGTTAGCTCCTTCCATCCTTACCCCGGCCACGTGCCGGGGTTTTTTATTTCCGAGCCTCCGCAGCTTCTCGCTCTAACTTCTGCACTCCCGGCTCCAGCAGCATCATCAACTGTGGATAGTACTTCTTGTCGATGGGGAAGCCTCGATCAGACTGCAGGCGTCGTTTGAGCCGGTTACGCAGAGACTCACTGATAGTGCTCCCATCAATTGCGGCAAAGAAGTTGCGCGAGTTGAACTTCATGATGTCATCCATGACCTTATCGACATCTACATCTTCGTCTTTCATTTCGTTGTTGAGACGGTCTAGGAGCAACTTACGCTCGTTCTTCACCTGCAGTATAAGCGCGTTAGCCTTGAAGATCTCTTCGCGCCGAGCCACTAGCCCTTCGGTGGCGAACCCCATACCTTGAGCAACAAGCTGGCCGACGGTGAACTCATTGCGGTCTTTGATGATTGCTCCACCTGCCGTGGTTGCACCCTCTTGAGAGTACCTGTATGCGGTGACCGGCGTACGGAGCAAGCCGGGAAGCAGTTGTTCGACGCCTTGCGTAACTTTGCCCTGTCTGAAGTAGTCAATAGCTTTTGGAAATTGACTTGTCGCAAGAGATACACTTGGCCCTGCAAGTGAGAACAGATAATCTTTAAGCGTAGCCTCTGCGGTCGCCTGTTCCTTCATCTCAGGGAACCACATGTTGTTGAGCGACAAGCTGCTGCTTATGTCGTAGCCAGTAACAGTGGCGACCAGCCCACGATCCATGATCTCAGCAAGTGTACGGTTACCGATCTTCACGTCGCCAAAGGTTTCAGGAATCCAGACGTTGCGGAACCAGAACTCAAGATCTCGCTTATCAATCGGGTCTTCGTCATCTTCGCCTAGCGCCATATTCCGCAATCCAGACAGGATGCCCAATGCAAACGAAAAGCCCGGAACGCCCATCACACCCGCTATGGCGTAAGACATGGTAAGCGTACCAAAGAACTGACTCGCCGCTTCTTTGCGCTCTTCTTTAGTGATGTTCGGATTCTTCAACACCATGCGGTAGAAGTTACGCACGAAATAGGTGGTAACGAATGCCGGGAACATCTTGAACTGCAGCAACGCACGGCCCAGAGGTTTGTGCGCATCAATAACAACACTGCGGTCGCCTAGTGCTCCAACACCACGGGGGCGATTGACTGAAGAATAGTTAGCAAGTGCAGCGTATGTATCATCTTCCGCTCTGAGAGCGATCTCTTCGAACGATGCTTTCGGGTCTTTCTCTCTGTTCAACCGGAACGCCGTCATAAATGTCACTTCACGAATCATGCGCTCGGAGTGATGGAAGAGCCCCGTCATGGCGTTTGTAGCTATGCCAACAGTCTTACGGAATGCAGACTGCTGCTCGTGGGTAGGTCTCTTGCGCCGATTGCCAAGGTCGTAAGCCAGCGTGGTTTCGCTGATGCCTCGGTCCATCATGTATTGCGCCGCACGGAGCTGTTCGGGGTCGCCCTGCACTTCTTTCGAATACAAGACGCTCGGCATAGTGAAAGAGGTCGAACCATCAGGCGCTGTCCGTACCACACCCATCTGGTTATATACATTCAAGAACCGACCCATCTCCCTAGCCGTAGCCACTGCACCATGCCGAGAGGCCAGCACCGGAGCGGCAAACACTGGGATCGCCGATAGCTGTGCTACAGCGGTCTTAACTGTAGACATCATCCATAAGAACGACATCTTTGTGGCGCTGTCGGCGAGCTTAGCCAAAGCAGTGTTGTCTGGATCAGGGTACGCTTCGCGCTCAGCACGTAGCCGCATCTCGGTTACGAACTCTTTGAGCTTAGGCTTATCTGGGTTGTTGGCAAGAGCGGAGTCCTGAGCAGAGATCGTGTCCAGTATGCGCGGCGAGTACTGCAGCCTAGCCATTTGGTTGATCATGTTTGTGCTGGACGTAGCGAAGTTCCGCGATATGTCTGCTGAGAAACCAGTTTTTCCTTGCCTGTGGATAAAGTGCCTACGGAAGTTTTTCTCCGGCAACGTGTGTAG